CCAATAAGAGACATAATTTCGTCATTGTCCTTGAATCTTTCTCGGTGCATATCAAAAACTCGGGTAACCTGTTATTTCCAAGTCTCTCGTCTTTTTAATTCTGGCAAATACTTTGCATATTTTGCTATTCTCGTATATTCTTGTAGTGCATTGATTGACATTAATCACCTCCTTCCTTCTTTTTCACTTTTTTGTACAATGTTACTAATTTTTTCTCTTGTCTCTTCTTGGCCTCTTTCTTAACGTCTCCAATAGTTTCGCCGCTTGAAGCTTCGACCTTTATGGTAACGTTTGCTGTGTCCATATAAATCGGATAGATAATTCCGTCTAGGCCGTTCCTGTTCTTAGCAATAAAGATACGTCCGGAATTACTCAATTTGTCTTCCGCCGTTCTGGATATTGAAAAAATAAAATCTGCCACAAAACATTTATTAAAAGCCTCCGATATAGATTCCATTGTAATAACTTCGGCATTCAGTCCAGAACGATTCGTTTGGGATGCGGTCCATACACAGCAATTGTGTATTTGCGCCAGTGCTCGTAGCTGTTCATAAATAGTCTCCAACTCATGCCTTTTCTCTTTTAATGTTGAAATTGGACGTAAAAGATCCCCGTAATCTACGAGGATCATATCGGGTTTAAACCCGCGATTTATTAATTTTTCAACGTGATTTTTTAGTGTATTAACAGTGGCAGATTTTGTCGGATATTCCTTGATAACAAGCTTTCCGTCTAGCATTTGGACCTTTTCATAGATCTCTTCTTTGAAAGAACTAAGATCATTAAGGGGAACATTTGTTATGCAACTATCAAACCTGGAACCCACAACTACATCTGCCAATTCAAGTGTATAATAGACTACATTTCTACCAGCTTTCAAAGCCTCTGATCCGAGGTGAACAAGTGCCATACTTTTACCTGCACCGGTTGGAGCGATGACCACTCCAAGCTCGCCTTCACCTAACCCCTGATGAGTGATGGTATCGATCTCTGGCCAGCCAGTTGGAGTAGGATTCCGAGCCTTAAACAAAAATCGCTGCTCAAAGTCTTTTATATAATCATGACCAAAATTGGAATCAGATCCAAGCTTCAAAGCCTCGTTGATAACCTGAGAGATTTCATCAAAAGAAGAAGTTTTAAGAAGTCGGACAGACTTAAGCATCGCCTCTTTTAACTTTTGCTTTCTGCAAAAATCAAGAGAAGTTTCAATAATATAATCCGAATCCTCTATGTCGCTTTTTGAGATTCGTGCAAAGAAGTTTCTAATTTGTTGTTGAATGGAGTCATTGTGCTCACTCAACTCTGTCCTTAGAATAGATGTCATAATCTTTTCTGTCGGATGAACAGAATACTTCTCTCTATATTTTTTGACCAACTGCACAAAAACCTGGAGGTATTTAAGCTCCAGGAAATTAATATTTAGAACCTCGAACATCTGATCAGCGAATGGTCTATCCACCAAAATCAAATGACACAAGCTTTCTTGAAAGTCCTTGCCGTATTGGCTAAAGTCCTCCTTTGGCATTATTCCCCCTTATTATTTATTATAACACCTAAGATTTATCTTGTCAAGCTTTACTTGATATTCTTTTGAAAGTAGCAAACAGGTCTGATGTATCCCAATTCCCAAAGCCATCTTCGGCCATACGCTTAATTACTTCTGTCTTATTGAACTCGGGCTCAAAGTTGTCGATTGTGTATTTTACCCTACGTTTATCGTCGATGGACATAGAGGGAGAGTAGAGTTGCATAATTTTATAATTATCTTCAATAATTTCTTGCGATTCACAAATTGAAGAAAACGCTCTTAATCCTGTATTATCATTTTCACAAAAATTAATAAGATCACTAATTGTCGCAGATTTTTCTTCTGCGAAAAAAGGAAGCCTCTTAGAGATCGTTCCCAATCCGACGCCCTTTACGCCCTTGAGGTTATCCGAAGTGTCGCCAGCAATGGCACGAGCCAAGGCAAAGTTAGTCGGGTGGATACCGAACTCCTCTAAAAGCCGTGGCTTGTTCATAAACTTCTTCTGAATGGGGCGATATAGAACTGTCTCGTCATCGCATAGCTGAAAGAAATCTTTGTCGCTGGATATGATTATCTTCTGCCAGCCTTTGTAGTGAGGTGCTTGTGCAATAAAGGAGATCACATCATCGGCTTCAACTTGGTCTGCCATCAACTGAATGACCGGCATATAGTTAAGCATTTCCATGAGCCGATATTGCTGCCAAACTTTGTTTTGCATCTCCTCATCTTTTGTAAGATTTCTTACATCTCGATTAAGGCGAATGGGTTTGCGCCCTTCTTTGTAATTCTTGTTAACGAGCTTTCGTCGCAAAGAACCACCAGCGCCATCCCAGGCAATTACAATCGCGTCAGGCTTCATCTCTCGGCAAAGCTTTTGTAAGATTCCAATAAATCCCTTATATCCACCAATGGGCTGTCCATTTTTAGATAGGCTAGGATTAACGATGTACGCCCTGAAATAAGCATTCAGGGCGTCAATAATCATTAGTCTTTTCATTTTATTTATTCTTCTTTGTCATAAAAATCCTCAGCTTTTCCTTGTCGATTATCAAATTTGTAAATTATCTCTTCATCGATGATCTGATAGACTCTTTGTTTGAACTTATCATCTTGCATCCTCTCAATCCATTTTGATGCTTGAAATTTTTCGCTCGTTCCATCTTCAAAAATTATAGTATACCAAGCACCTGCTTGGAGAATGTTGTCGGATCCTTTGACTGCATCGAATAGAGATTCATCGTCTTGGATTGCGACCCTATCTCCTCCCCACAGGATGCGGAAATTACATCGTCGACCCTGCGTTCCAAATCGAGACTTCTCAATCTTTACTTTGACCTCTGAGCCAATACGAAATCCGTTATCATCGAGGACAAAACTGGCCTTGGCCTTTCTTCCCGTGAGCCAAATGCGTAGTGAATACGCGTATATCATAGCTTTACCGCCAGGAGTCACATAGGGAGTTGTCATGGCTTCGGCTGCAAACCGAGTAATGTTGGCCTTTAATTGATTTAGTACTAAAAAAGTACATTGTGTATTGGCAATCGATAGAGTCAACTTAGACATTCCCTTAGCTAAGATGCGCGCCTTCACTGCCATGGAAGACTGGGGATTGAAGTCTCCTTCCACATCAGAAATAGCTGGCGTCAAAGCCAAAGAATCCCAGATGAAAAGAATCTGATTATCGGATCCGAGCAATTCTTCGATAGTTTCAAGAACAAACTCAACAGATGTTGCTTGAATATACAACAACCTGTTAAGGTCGCAACCTGCATTCTCCAAAAAGGAAGGGTCGATGGCGGATTCTGAATCAAAGTAAACAACGTCCATGCCCATCTTTTGAGCATTGGCCGCAATTTGAGCAGCCATATAAGACTTGCCTGTTGATTCTAGTCCTGCGATTTCAATAACTTTACCAACTGGGATCCCTGCCAGCCTTCCTCTGCTAATAATTGAATCAAGCCATCGTGATCCTGTAGGTATCCATTGTATAACCTCTGTCGGATTTTCTTCTTTCAAATTATAAGCAACATTCATGCCTGCTTTCTTATTGATAAGCTTTTGCATCTCGGACATAGATAGCTTTCCAGTTGATGTTGATTTTCTTGCCATAAACTAATCCCTTGAAATAAAAATGGGAGCACTTATTTTAAACCGCGTGCTCCCAAACGGTGGGGGGATTGCTAATTTCCAGTTAGCTCGTTAAACGCAGCAACAACGTCAGGAGTCGAATTCGATGGAGCAGGAGGAGTGAAAGAATCAGATTCTTCACTCGCGCCTTCCAGAGAATTAATAAACCCGTCCAAGGCTGCTTGAACTTCTTCAAGCGTCTTTTTGGGGAAGAGACCATCGATGTTAGGGATATTATCCATAAGACGACTACACTCATCCTCTCCACCAACCGCTTCATCACAAAGTGGTGATGTACGACGACGAGGGGTCAGAGTGGTCTTGGGGAACTGTGCTCCTGGCGGTTTCCCGTAGGTCATAGTGAGGTCGGTTCCGTCATCGACATCAGTAATGTCACCATACTCGGGATTCAAAACCAAGTTAAGGAGAGCGGTGTAAGCTTCCTTACCATAGCCCCAGATACGGATACCTTCTGCTTCTTCGCCACGAACCATTACGGGTGAGAAGAAACGTTGCCGAGGGCTCAAGTCCTTAGCGAGCTTCATAGTATCAGGATCCTGATTACCATTAAACTCCTTCCAGAGTTGATCCTTAAAATCACAGATGGGACATTCCTCTCCATGATTCTTCTTCGGACAAAGAAGACCACCTCGCTGATCTGGACCCAAGTTGTAGTGGAACCAATAATCCTTGAAGGGATCGCCGTCCTCAGTCGGAACGATTCGGATTGTCTGAGTGCCGTCCTTTGGACGCCAGAAAGACCCTCCAGCCTTGTTGTTGTTTTTAACGCTATCGAGCCTAGCTCGAATTTTTGCAATATCTAGTGCCATGTT